TGGTACGTTAAAATGAACGACGGCGATGACCAAACGCCGTCCGGCTCCGAGACGTTTAACAAGCAGGACACCTTCAAGTCCGATTGGATGCCGTGGCAGGCTCACGCGCACGCGACCATCAAGTATTCGACACCACCGAAGGTCGGTCAGCACGCTTTGATGCGGTCGGTTGGTGGTGCGCCGGAGCTGGCGACGGTCGAGCCGTACCATTACGGGCCCGATACGCCGTCGCCGCATGGCAAGCAGGACGAAGCGGTCGGCCTGATCCACGAGAAAGAGGATCAGCAGCATTGGGTCCACCAGACCAAAGACACCAACCACCTGATCATCAAGTCCAAGAAGCAGGGCGGGGGCATCCCAGGTCTCGCCAACATTGGCGGTCTCGGCGACCTTGCGGGCCTTGGTCAGCTGGCCGGCCTGAGCGGATTGGATTTCTCCAGCATGCTCGGCGGCCTCGGTAACCTTGGTAGCCTTGACAATCTTGCTAACCTCGACATCTCGAACCTGACCAGCCTAACCCAGCTCACGCAACTGGGCGGGCTGACAAACATCTCGCAACTCGCCAGCATCGGCAAGCTGGCCAAGATGGCCGGCCTGCCTGACTTGGCGCAGCTCGGCAACGTCGTGAACATCGCGCAGCAGGTGAAGTCCGCTGGCCTGATGGGCGTCGTCGGCAAGATGATTGGCGGCGGTGCTGGCGGTGCAGCCGGCGTGCCGGCATCGCTCGGCGGTGGCGGGTCGGGCGGCGGCTCTGGCGGCAGCGGCGGATCTAGTGAAGGCCAACAGTCGCAGCAGACGCAGGCGCCGAAGCTTCCCGATGTCTCAGAAGAAGGCGAGGACGGCGTCACCAGGACGCTGAACGACAAGGAGATGATTCTCAAGACGGTCGGCAAGAACAAGTCCTACTACCGGCAGGACGAAGAGAAGGTCCACATCCGCTACGGCGAGAAAAACGCCAAGGGCGACGTCCTGATGGAAGAGAACCAGGTCAAGGTCCAGTTCAAGGACAAGAAGGCCATGGTGAAGTGGACCGAGGAAGATCTCACCGTTCAGATGGGCGAGGACGACAAGTCGAGGATCCATCTCACCGAAGAGGCCATCCACCTCTCGCAGGGCGGCAACGCCCACATGGAGATGAAAGAGGACAGCATCCTCATCAAGCTCGGCGAGAACTCGTGGTTCCTCGACGAGAGCGGCCTGACCATCACGATGGGCGGCACCTTCTGGAAACTGTCCGGCAGCGGATGGTCGCAGACGGGTGGCGACGTCGGTCACAACAAGAAATCCATCGGCTACCTGCACATCCACGGTGCAACGCCGCCTCCCAGCCTGCCGTTCAACGGCGACGAGGGTTCGCCGCATACCGGCGGGCCAACTGATGCTGGTGGCGGTCCTGACACTGGGACAGGTACGGCTTAAGAAAGAACCAACATGAAAGAATACATCGTTATCCGCGAGATCTGGCGCAAGGGTATCTTGCAGCCGGTCGGCACCCTGCTCCGCTTGGCCGCGGTGGAAGCCAAATATCTGGCGCACGCGCTGGAAGAGAAGGTTACCGAGGTCGAGCAGGCCGTGGAAGCAATCGTCAAGCAGGTCCGCACGTCGAACGCTCCGCTGACGGCGTCCGTCACCGAGGCGCCCGCCGATGGCGAGCAGCACTGAGCATCTGGTCGACATCGACCGTGAGACAGGCGAGGTGATCCAAGGCTGGCCGCGTATCAAGCAGAGCATCTACGTCATCCTCACCACCCGGCCGCGCAGTCGTCTGATGCGGCTGTGGTGGGGGTCCGACTTCATCAACATGCAGGACAAGCCCGGCAACGAAGAAGTGATCTTCGGAGGCATCATGGCGGCTATCGCCGCGATCAACGCCTACGAACCGGAGTTCAAAGTGACGAAGGTCGCGATCGACGCATTCGACTCGACTGGAGATATCACCTTCACGATCGATGGAGTTGACCTGATCGATGCTCAGCTGAAGAGGATCAAAGCAACAATCTAAAGGGAGCCTCCCAATGCCCAGTTTCGAGTCTCCCGCGCTTTACATCGATTTCGCGAGACTTCCCCCTCCTCAGGTCATCGAGGAGATCGACTACGAGGTGCTGCTTAAGCGGTACCAGAACGACGTAGTCTCCAAGAACGACAAGCTCGCGGCGGCCATCGCCTTGGAGCAGTCACCCACGAACATCATCCTCGAGGCCGAGGCCTACGGCGAGATGATCGTCCGCAAGCGGATCAATGCTGCGGCGCTTGCAAGCATGCTGCCGTTCGCTTATGGGTCCGACCTTGAAGTAATCGGCGCCCGCTTCAACGTGGCGCGCATGCCTGGCGAGAAGGACGACCGTCTCCGCAGGCGCATCCAGCTCTCGATGGAGAGCTTCACGACCGCCGGCAGTCCTGGCGCCTACATCTTCCACGCGCTCAGCGTCTCGACCGCCATCCGGGACGCGACCGCGGTAGCGGAGAGGGGAACGGGCAGGGTCACCGTGACGATCATGGCGGATGGCACCAACCCGGTGCCGCGCTCGTCCCTGGTCGATGCGGTCTATGACCGGCTCATGGAAGACGGCATCAAGCCGTTGACCGACGACATCGCTGTTCTGCCGGTCATCAAGGTGCCGGTCGATCTCGAAGCAAAAATCACGCTCTACCCTGGCCCTGACGCCTCACTCGTCGTCGCCGACATCAACAAGGCGCTGACGGCGCTCCGCAACCGCGTCTCGATGGTCGGTCGCGATCTGAAGCGCTCGGCGGTCCTCGCGGCCCTCACTCAGGAGGGCGTGCAGAACGTCGAGATCAACTTCCAGGACGTCAACGTCGGAAGCGACAAGGTCGTCTGGATCGACTCGGCCAGCGTGAGCGTGGGAACCACCCGCGAGGAATAATCCATGGCCGCGCGCCTGATGGACAACATCCTGGCGCCGAACGCTACCCTCTACGAGCGTACTCTCGCCTCGCAAGTGGAGCGGCTGCTGGCGCTGGGCACCGATCGCCTGCGCCGACTGTGGGATCCTTTCCGGTGTCACATCGACGACCTGCCTTATCTGGCTTGGTCCTTTTCGGTTGACCTCTGGGATCCGAACTGGCCCGAAGCCAAGAAGCGCAAGATCGTCGCAGACGCCGTCTCGCACCACCGGATCAAGGGCACCAAGGCTGGTGTCGCCGCCTACCTGGACATCGTGGACTGTGCGCTGAACGATCTGATTGCTCCACCTGCGCGCGGCTACCGCATCCCGGCCATGACAAACGAAGAGTTCATGTCGTGGCTGGTGAAGCTGCCGCAGATCCGCATGTACCCCTACGTGATTCGCGATCCGGCTGGCCCCCGCGAGTTCCGGATGCCGACCTATTACTTCCGGAACGACAATTTCCGGGAGCCGAGCCTCGGCCCACAGCTCTACGGGCGCAAGGCATCGATCTACAAGAACGGCGTCGAGACCTTCGTCAAACTGGAGGCGATGACTGAGCTGGGCGGCCAGGCCGTCGAGCGCATCTCCTTCGGCAGCAACTCGACCCGCGATTATCACACCGATGGTTTCCGCGGGCACAAGTTCTATGCGCCGACCGACGCAGCCGATAACATCGTCACGGTGCGCCTCAACCGGGCCGCCTCCGACCTTGTCTCGGTGTCCCCGGGGCTGACGCCCCAGGACGTCAAGCCGGTCCAGATCGCCGAGCGGCACGCCGCCTATCCGGCGCAGCACTTCCACGATTACAACGGGTCGTGGCGTGGCAAGAACTTCCGCTGCGAGACCGACGCTGCCCACTGGATTTATGACCGAGTGGCGCTCCACAACAAGGACGATCTGCCTGCAGGTCTGTCCGCAAAGTCTTATCGCGGTCACATGCGATACGGCATCCCGGCCTACACGGCGCAGGCAAGGGTCAGTGTTCCACTGACGCGCTCGTCGGCACGAGGCTTCGGTGGCCGTTTCCGCAATGGCTTCCGCCTTCCCACCGACATGTCGAAACTCGACGACGCCTGCGGGGCGATCGTCGCCGCTAAACCCCTCCGCGACACCGTCCTCGTCGACACGGTCAACTACCGCGTCGTTCGCCTGAAGGACCGGAGAAAGCTGGGGACGTTCAAGCTCGGCGAAATCAAGAAGGTCGCTTGACGGCGGCCCCCAGGAGAAAACAGTGGAAAACAAAATCATCTTCCATGCGAATATCGACGATGATCCGACCGACTTCACTCGGTTGCAGGATTTCGCCGAAGCTTCGCTCGACCATGTCGTGCTCGACGGCATCAGCAATCTGACCAAGTACACCGGCTTCGGTGTGACCAAGTCGGCGGTTACCCAGATCTCGGTGCAGCCGGGCCGCCTCTATTCGGCCGGCAAGGTCTATGCGTCGGCGGACAGCGCATGGAGCAAGGACTTCATCACTCAGCTGCCGGTCGCTGGCAAGCGCATCGCCTCGGTTGTAACCTGGGGCCAGGAGTCGGACACGGACGTGCGTCCGCGCCAGTTCCTGATCAACGCCGAGACTCGCCAGGCCGAACCGCAGGCTGTGCCGCTGGTCCACGCCCGCGTTGCCAACCTGAACGTGGTTCTCGGGACCGAGGCACCGGACCCGACCCCGCCGCTGGTTGACGCCGGCTACACGGTCATCGCCAACGTTGTCCTGACGCCGACCGGTGTCGACACGGTCAGGATGGTCACGGACAACCAGCTGCCGAGCGTCCAGGCGCACGAAGCGCGCATCGGCGACCTCGAACAGTTCGAGGATACCGCAGGCCTCCAGATCAAAACGCTGGCCTCCGACATCGCCGCGCTGAAGGCTGCCGGCGCGAAGGGTGACGTCGATCAGGCCACCATGGGCCGCACGCTGGTCCGACTGGCGGTGCTCGAGTCCAAGAACGGCGTGGTCTACAACGCGATCGACTCGGACGCGAACTTCTTCCTCGACACGTCGAAGTCGGTGCTCACCGATCCCCTCTCTCATGTGAAGGTTGAAGAGGGCATCCGCATGCCGCACGCCGCCGAAGGCGCGGCTGCGCTCCAGATCTTCAACCCGCTCGATCCGAGCGCGACCATCAAGAACGGCATCATGTTCCCGGCCTATACCCGGGAGGCCTGGCTCCAGTCGGGCAGCATCACGGCTGAGCTGCAGGTTGCAGCCTACTCGGTGCAGTCGTTCGACATGGTCCAGAAGATGATGTCGAAGCAGCGCATACGCTACGGCGACGAGTTCTACGTCTGTACGAACAGCCTATTCTGGCAGACTGGCACCTATAACGGTGCCGGCCTGTTCTTCCGCGACGGCCAGACCTACGAGGTTGAGAACCCGCAGGACACGCCGTACCACGCTTTCATCCGTCTGCGTCAGATCTGGATCGACACCTGGGAAGAGCCCTACTGGGAGAAGGTGACGATCACCAACACGGTGCAGGGTACCCAGATCGCCGAGACCTGGCTCCAGGGCCAGAACATGTGGCTCGACGCCGTTGGCGTCTGGTTCACCCGCCTCGCGGCTTCTGGTTCGTGCCACTTCGCGATCTGCGAGGTCTCGGACTACGGCCTACCGAACCTCAGGGCAGTCATCGCTCAGACCACGCTTCTCCGCGAGCAGCTCGTTCAGGGCGGCGAGACGGTCGTCACGTTCCAGCCGACCTTCCTCCAGGCGGGTAAGCGCTACGCCGTTGTCGTGACCACGGCTGCCGACCACTGGGTCGCCACGGTCCCGGGCCAGCAGTTCACGTCCGGCACGTTCTTCTACGTGCTCGATGGCGCATACGCTCAGGGCGATGCTTTCAAGGATCTCTGGATGCGGCTCTACCGCTGCAAGTTCAATCAGGCCCGTGCGGTCATCACGTTGAACCCGTTGCAGCTGGCCGGCGGTATCCTCGCGATCGACCTGCTCACCGGCACGGTCATCCCGGACGGTACCTCGCTCACTTACGAGATCCAGGTCGGCTCAACCTGGTACAACTTCGTCGACGTGGACAAGTACATGCTGGGTCAGGGCGGTACGATCCCGCCCCTGCTGCCGCTGCGAGCGGTCTTCATGGGCTCCGTGGATTGTATGCCTGCCATCAATCTGGCTGACAGCTCGATCTACGTGTCGCGGCCGGACGTCTATGCACAGCACGTCACCAAGACGCGGACGCTGCCGGCAGCGTCCACATCGATCCGCGTCATCGAGCGCTACGAGTATTTCGATCCGACGTACCACACCGCCAGCCTCAAGCTGCTGACAGGCTCGAACTTCGGAACGCAGGTCTCACCGTCCAGCATATCCACCTGGATCGATCCGGTCGATGGCGCTTACGAGCGCACTTACGTGTTCAACCTCAGTTCAGCGATCACGCAGTTCCGCAAACTGACGCGGCTCGATACCAGCACCAACCAGCGCGTCTTCCACGTCGCCTGGCAGAAGGACTATGCCGTCTAAGGCGAAAAGGACAACCCGAAAATGACCGATCAAGCAAACGCGGCCGCCCCCGAGGTGGTCGCGGTTGAGCCTGCTGCTGCGCCGCCGGAACCCGTTTATTACGAGGTGAAGCTGAACGCGCGGTTCACCTGGTTCGACTTCAATTACCTACCGAGAGATCATCACGTCGTCGACAAGGCTATCTACGACGCGATGAGTACCGCGGGGGTGGTTGCCGATGTCAAGCAACTATCCTGAGCTGGTATTCACCGAGGATGAAGACTTCACGGCAGATCGTTTGAATGCGGCGATGCAGGTGCTTGATCAGCGCCTGCGTTCGCTGGAGCCATTTACTCCATCATGGCAGCAGGCGGTTAACGATCTGCGTGACGTCGGACTCTCTCGTCTGAACGACGCCATCTTGCCAGCGTATCAGCGCATTCAGCTGCTGTCCACGCTCGGCTTCCTGTTTGCTGGCTCGTCCAGCGAAGTCACTCTCACCCAAGAGATGACTGCGACCTTCACCATCGATGATGAAACGCAGAAGTCTCTTTTCACGCCGACGCCATTCCTCGCGCTGACACGCTCCTCGACGATCGATGACTGGGCGATTGCTCAGCTGATCTCGTATGAGGCGGCGACGGGCATCTTGATGGTGAAGGTCAAAGGAATCAACGGTAACCCAGGCCCCCACACGGACTGGCAGATCGGCGCTTGCGCGGCGAGCACGATCGCCGCGATGGCCTACTTCGCCGAGATCGACGTAGCCCGCAACGCGGCGAATACCGCAAAGGCAGCTACCGCCGCCGATCGCGTCCAGACCGGACTGGACCGGGTTGCGACCGGACAGGATAAGGTTGCCGCGGGCGCCTCTGCTGCCGCGGCGCAAGCTTCGGCTGATCGAGCCGGCACTTGGGATCCAACCAACTACGCCCTCAAGACGTACGTGGATGGCAAGATTCAGGCGGTGATTGGTACCGCACCATCGACTCTGGATACCCTCCAGGAAATCGCGGCGCAGATGCAGTCGGACGAAAGCGGCTTTGCTGCCCTGGCCACCACGGTTTCAGGCAAGCTGACCGCCAGCATGAACCTGAGCGACCTGACCGACAAGGCCGCAGCCCGTACGAATCTTGGCGTCACCTTCGCCAACCCGACCAGCAAGAGCGGTTTGACGGCGCAAAACGGGTCAGCTGTGACCTACATGCGGTCTGACGCCGCTCCTGCGCTTGATGTTTCGATCTCGCCGACCTGGACTGGCAAGCATATCTTCCAGTTCTCGTCCGGGCAGACCTACGCCTTCAACTATTCGACTTGGGGCGGCTTATCGGTTTACGCCCCTGACCAAGGGTCGGCGTTCATAACCTTCCATCGTGGCGCTTACGCGATGCAGATGGGCCTCGACGGCGACAACTGGTTCCGATGGGGTGGTTGGTCGGACGGTGCCGCGTACCGCTTGGCCATCGGCGTTGGTGGACTGGTCTATGCGCCTGGCGGTTTCGGCGCGGCGACTACACCGGTCTCTGGTCAGCTTCGTGCCGCGGGCGACATCATCTACGGTATCTCCGATATCCGGCTCAAGGATGGCATCCAAGTCATCGAAGACGCTCTGGACAAGATTGACCAATTGAACGGTGTCACCTGGGTGCAAAGCGATTTGGCCCGCGAGGTTGGTGCTCCTGTCCAGGAGCGGCGCAAGGCAGGTCTTCTGGCCCAGCAGCTGCAGAAGGTTCTTCCCGAAGCGGTTGGTCTGGCCCCGTTCGACACGAACGAGAGGCTGCAGAGCCGGACTGGCCTGAACTTGCTCAACATCCAGTACGAGCAGGTCTTCGGTCTGCTGGTTGAGGGCATCAAGGCGCTGCGGCGGACCAACGAGGCGCTGGAAGTTCGTGTCGCCAAGCTCGAAGCGATCATCAAGAAGCGGGGGGTCTAAGATGGCAGTTCCTGCATCAGGAGCGGTCGGCTTCTCGACCGTCAACTCCGTGTTCGGCTACGGCAGCGCTATGAGCAGCTACGTGGGCAGGATCTACTACTACTACGATCCAAACTGGGGGGTGCAGTCCGGATCCTTTCCAGGTTCAAGTTTCCCGATGTCGCTGTTCTACTCGAAATCGAACCACGACGAATGGAACTGCGCCTGCGACTGCAACTGCGCATGCGGTAAGTGAGGATGTGATGGACCAGAAACTGAGTAGCACCTTTAGCTTCAAGGTTCTCGATTGCAGCCCTGATGGATGGGCGAGGATTGAGTACCGGCACGAGGCGCTCGGCGACATGGTCAAGAACGTATTCATCCCGCTGAACCACTCAGCTGACGAGCAGCGTGGTGCGATCGTCATGCAGTTCCCAGCGCAAACCTTCCATGCGCGCTGGCTCACGATTTTGGCGCGGGAGACCTTACTGGTCCCCGCGTCAATGGAAGGCTCATTCACACACCGCATCGATCGTCCAATGCATGATCCTGTCGGTCTGCCAATGGAAACACCAAAGGTGTAAACGATGCAGTTCAGGCGCATCCGCTTCGAGAATTTCACGATCACCATCTTTACGGCGAACGCCGGTGAAGAGAGGATTTGTCCGCCGTCAGAGTTGACGCGAGGCATGACCGCGGCGGACGCGCCGGCGATTGCCCATCTGCTCGCGAAGTACGAGGACGCCAGGCCGCTGCACACGGTGCCGGTCTACACGAAGGGCGGCTTCGAGGCACTCGGCGGCGACCACGCGCCGGACCCGCGGTCGGCCGGCAGCGGCGCTACCCAATTCGTAAGGGGCATCGACAACTACCGGCTCCGCGCCACGGAAGAAGGCAGCGAGTATCACTGCATCACCCCGAAGGGCGAAACGCCAGTGTTCTGGCAGCGAGCCTTCGTCTCCGGCAAGGCAGGCGATACGTTCGAGGTGCTGCCGAACCAATTCCTCTACATCGCGCATGGCTCTATCGAGCTGGCCGGCCAGCCCTTCGTCGGCCCTACGATGCTGGAGATCACCAAGCCGCACACGGCGAAGATCACAGAACCGGTGATGGGAGCCAAGCTCTGGCGCTGAAAGGTTACGGACCATGCCTACCATCCGATTTCTGACGCCTGCCGACTATGATGAAATGTGCGCCATCATCGACAAGCATACGAGCGGCGCGGGAGCATGGTGCAACGATAAGAGCGCTCCCCCGGCGCAGAACTTCAGACAGCTTGCGCGGGATCACGTGGACCAATGCTTCGGTCAGCCCATGTCGAACTTCTGGGGGTATTTCGACGACGACGGGAAACTAGTCGCCTGGACGTTCTTCGTTCGCTGGGCGGACATGACCAACGTGACGATCCGGCTTCTAATAGAGGACCCGGAAGCGAATTTGCCGCGCGCCGATGGTGCTGCGTGGTCCGACGCGGCGATCGACCTGGTGAATTGGGGCATCGGCTATTTCTGGTCCGAAGGCGTCGAGTGCTTTTGGTCTCGCATCTATGAAGGGCGAGAGGCGCATCATGTGAGTGCTAACCCCAACAGCATGCTCACAGAATACGGGCGTGAAGACGTCATGGTCGTTCCGGTGAACACTCTGCCACCCCCTGAATACCGCCGCGTCAGTTGGTCTCCGATCGACTACGAAACGACGATCACTCGTTTCAAGGATCCGCTGCCTCTGCCGGCCTACCTCGAAAGTGCAAATGATCCGATTGGAAATGGTGAGTAAGGACGGAGAGGTCGTGCCTCTGTTCTATGATCAGCACACGTCGCGTCTGCTCGACCAGAACGGCTTCAAGGCCGTCGACTTCACCAGCAATCCACTTTTCGATCCCGAGCCATCGCGGGCTCGGCCGTTCATCGCAGTGGACTACGACCAGCCTGGCCGAAAGGTCGGCGAGGTCAGGAAGCTGAAGATCCAACTCGGACTCGGCTGCAACTATTCCTGCTCCTACTGCCTTCAGGCAGCCCAGATCCACAAGGCAGCGGTGTCATCGACGAGAGACGCGAGCGAGTTTCTCGCCAACATCGATAGCTGGATCGCTGATCCGGAGGGGATGGAGAAAGTAGAGTTTTGGGGCGGCGAGCCGCTGCTCTACTGGAAGAAGATGGAGATCCTGGCCCCGGCGCTGAAGCAAAAGCTCCCGGACGCCCGGTTCTCGATCATCACGAACGGTACGCTGTTGACGCGCGAGATCGTCGACAAGCTGAAAGAGTGGGACTTCTCGATGGCGATCAGCCACGACGGTCCTGGTCAGGCGGTTCGCGGTGGCGATCCTTTCGAGGACCCGAACCAATTCGCCTTCATCCAATACGCTTACCGGACGCTCCATCCGCGCTTTTCGTTCAACGCGGTGCTGACTCCGGCAAGTCACGACGTCAACGCGATCATCGACTGGTTCCAGGACTACTTCCCTGGCTGCAACGTCGGCTTCGAAGGCGTCGTTCATAGTTATGCCAGCGATCCCGGGTCGATCTTCTCGATCGAGCAATTGGGTCAGTTCAGCGACATGCTGTCTCGACAGCTTGCTGACGGTTCCGCACTGCGCTCGCCGGCAATCCTAGACAAACTCCGGCGCGCCGTCAGCTCGATCGTGAACGAACGGACCTCCGATGTTCTGTTCCAGAAGTGCGGCATGGACATGCCGGAGTATCTGGCCGTCGATCTCAAGGGCAACGTCATGACCTGCCAGAACGTGGGCGCCATCGGCAACCACAAAATCGGGCACGTCAACGACTTCGAGAGCATCGCGCTCAACACCTCGCGTCACTGGAGCAAGCGCCCAGAATGTCAGAGCTGCCCCGTGCTGCAGCTTTGCCAGGGCTCCTGCATGTACCAAGGCGGAGACAACTGGACGCACAGCTGCAACGCTGAGTTCTATTACAACCTGGCCTTCCTCAGGGCGGCCCTCTTCATTCTGACCGGACGATGGATGGTCGCGTTCAGTGGAGACATCGTGCGTCCCCAACTGAAGAAGGACCGCAATGTCGAAGTTCGTTGATCTGGCTGGGAAACTGGACATGATCCCGCACCTCGATCTGGGTCGCTCGTATGATGCCGCGAGGCTGCATGCTGAGCTGGCTTCGATCGAAGCAGCGCTTTTCGTTCCGTTCCGCTCCAAGAGCCGACATGCCGGCCATCTCGCAAAGAACTGGCAGGGACTCTCGCTAATCGCTCCCGGTGGCTCGCTTCACAGCGACCTAACTGAGGAGCAATACGCCGGCAGGACTGACTGTGTCTGGACATCCGTTGCTGAGAGTTGCCCTTACATCAAGGAGGTCGTGACCGAACTTGGTGGTATGGGGCAGCGCGTCCGCTTCATGCGAATGACCGCTGGCGGGAGCCTGACGTGGCATCGACACGGCACCGAGCTTTCGATGATTGAGGGTAACAGGTCAGGTCAGATCAGGCCGAACTGGTACGAAGTCATCGTGCATGTGCCGGTCAGGTCAAATCCTCACGTCAGCTACGAGGTCATCGAGACGTCGGCCTACGAGCTGAGCGACTTCGCGGCGGGCATCGAGATCCACCGGACGAACTATCCGGAAGGTGAGGCGTGGGCTTTCAACTCCGCCAACTTCCACAACGTCTTCAACCGCTCCGCGACGCAAGACCGTTACTCCATCATGCTGACGCTCGATGTCAGGATGCGGAGGACTTACGACATCGTGTCGAAGGCGGTCGGGCGCTACGAGGGGCCGTTACTGACAGGGCTCTGAAATGGAAACTGTCTTGGCTTCGGGACCGCCCAACGTTCTCGAAGACTCCTTCCGAGCAGCCACCAACGAGGATTGGACTCGCGACTGGCAGCTCAAAAACGGTGGCGCCGCCGTGCCGATCCAGAGTGGCTGGAAGCTTTACATGCAGCTCAAGGACACTGTGAGCGGCGATATCGCCATCATGTGTTCAACCGACAACAACCGGCTGGTGATTGTCGATCCCGCAGCCGGCAAGTTTGGACTGAGAGTGAAGCAGGCCGATGCCGGCCAGGTCCCTCCCAGTGCCTACGTGTATGACATCGTCCTCGTTACTGGCGATGGCATCTACCGCCTCGTCGCAGGCCAAATCGCGGTCGACGCCGGGATCACAATCGTGCCCGGCCAGGAAAAGTGGAATCACTATCCGCTGATCCAGCGACCCTAACCATCGCCAACAACCAACCCTTCCAGCCGCCCCTCCCGGGCGGCTTTTTTGTTTGGGAGAACCCACGTGACTGTTCAATATCTCCACGGGATCGAGACGATCGAACTCGATAGCCCCTCCGGCCCGGTCGAGACCGTCAAGTCGAACGTGATCGGCTTGGTCGGCACCGCACCCGACGCAGACCCGGCTATCTTCCCGCTCAACACTCCGGTGGCTGTGTTCTCGGACGCGCTCAAGGCTGGTCAGCTGAAGAGTGCCGGTACGCTGCTCGATGGCGTGGACGCAATCTTCAGCCAGAAGTCCGCTGTGGTCGTCGTGGTCCGCGTTTCCGAAGGCCAGAGCCAGGAAGCGACCTGGTCTAACGCTGTCGGTTCGCCAACCGGCAAGACCGGCATCTGGTCGCTGCTCAAGGCGCGTCCGATGCTGCAGGTCATCCCGAAGCTGCTCGTCGCGCCGGGCCTCACCAGCGGTCGCCCGACCAATGGTGTGAAGAACCTTGTCATCGGCGACGAAGGCCAGAACTACGTCCTCGCCACCACGTCCATCACCATCGCCGCTCCTCCGGCGGGTGGTCGTCAGGCGACGGCTGTGCCCCAAGTGGTCGGCGGCAAGTTGACCGGCGCGATCATCACTGACCCCGGCTACGGATATACTGCTGCTCCGGCTGTGACCATCACGGGCTCCGGCACGGGTGCTGCGGTCACCGCTACCCTCGGCCACGTCGCCAACCCGGTTGGTGTTGCGATGGCCTCCATCGTCGATCGCCTCCGTGCGGTGGCGTTCCTCGACGGTCCGGGCACCTCGTATGAAGATGCGGTCGAGTACCGCAGCGACTACGGCAGCCAGCGCATCTCGATCGTCGACCCCGGCGTTCTGAGCTGGGATACCGAGAATTCGATCTATGTGACGAGGCCTGCGTCGGCCTACGCGGCCGGCATCCAGGCGCGCATCGATGAGGAGAAGGGCTTCTGGTACTCATTCTCGAACGAGGTCATCCAGAACATCGGTGGCCCCGCGCGTCCGGTCGACTTCATGCCGAACGACCGCGACTGCGAAGCGAACATGCTGAACTCCAACCAGATCACCACCATCATCCACGATGACGGTTTCCGGTTCTGGGGTCTGCGTGGCACCGGCGCTGACCCGCTCTGGGCTCAGCTCTCGGTCCGCCGCACCGCTGACATGGTCTACGAGAGCCTGGAGCGCGCCGAGCGCAGGCGCCTCGACAAGCCGTTCAGCTATCAGTTGCTTTCCGGCATCCAGGGCGATGTGAACGCTTACCTCCGACTGCTCCGCTCCCGCGGCGCTCTGATCGGCGGCAAATGCTGGATCGACCCGACCGTCAACACCCCGGCGACCTTCGCTGCGGGCGATCTGACCGTCGACTTCGATCTCGAGCCCCCGGCCTGCTTGGAGCATCTGCAGTTCCGTGCTCGCCGCAACCCGCAATACTACACGGACTTCATCGAGGAGTTCGCGCGGTCGATCACCAACGCCTAAGCGCTGGTCACCAACAACCACTACCAAAACCAAGAGCTAGTCACGAGCCGCTCGGTCCTTCGGGGCCGGGCGCACTTGGGCTTGGCTGGAGACATCTATGGCTAACCTTCGCGACTCCAACATTTTCCAGGACTTCACGGTCTGGATCCAAGACGTGGGCAAGATCGGCGAGGCCCCCGAGTTTCAGCCCCCGGAAATCAACATCGCGGTCGAAGAGTTCCGCGGTGGCGGCATGGACGGTACGGTCGAAATTCCGTTCGGCGTCGAAAAGATCGAGTTCGACTTCCAGCTCCACACGTGGGACGAACAAGTCTGGCAGAACCTCGGCTACGGCCCTGGCTCGCTCGACGTGCCGGTGACCTTCCGCGGTTACCTTCTCACCCCCGGTGGGGCAGAGAAGGGCCTGATCATCACGACAAACTCTCTGGTCAAGTCCGTCAAGCCAGGCAAGGTTTCCGCTGGCAAGAAGGTCGAGATGACGGTGCATCTCGTGGCGAACTACTACGCCCAATACATCAACGGTACCGCTGATCCTGTCATCGAGATCGACGTGTTCAATAAGATCACGAACATCGGTGGCACTGATCGCAGCGCTAACGCGCGGCGCATCCTTGGCTTCACATACTAAGCCATCAACCAACACGCCAACCAATCTCAGGCCACGCTATCTCGGCGGGGCCGTTTCTTTTTGTCTCCCAACATAGGTTTGCATACCAATGACTGACAACGTGTTCAACCTCGACCACCCCTTCGAATACCGCGGCGCGAGCTACGTCGAGTTCAAGGCCCGCCGACCGAAGGTGCGCGACCTGCGCAACTTCATCAAGAACGTCGACAAGGACGGTGTTGGCGCGATGGAGAAGGTGCTCGCCGACCTGTGCGAGGTCGATGAGAAAGTCATCGCCGAGATCGACATCGAGGACTTCGCTCCGATGAAGATCTGGTTCGAGAGTTTTTTGAAACCAATGCTGAGCGGATCGGACGAATAATCCAAGACGCTTTCCCGATCTTTGAGCGGTTCGGATGGACCCTCGAAGACGTGGAAAAATTGGAGTTCTTCGATTTTTGCCTCGTGGCAGATGCCGTGCAGGAACTCAACAAGCGTGATGCCGAGGCGGCGTCAAAGGCTCGGGGTGGGAAATAGCCGCGGGCATTTTTGATTCCACAGGGATGGGTGAGTGTCCGAAAATCTAGATATCAGGGCAAGTGTAGGCCTAAACAACGATCTCTCTCCTGAACTGCGGCGCGTCGTCGAGGACATAAAGCGATTTGAGAAGCAGGTCGATCGACTCAAGAAGTCCTTCCAGAACCCGATCCGAGGATCGATCATCGATCCGAAGGTCCTTGGTCATGTCCAGGCTTCTCTTGGAGAGACCGGAAAGAAATTCAACAGGCTCACCCGCGACCAGATGGCTTGGGCGCGGGAGCAGAAGCGCATCGGCAACCTGACATCAGACGTCTGGACCGATGTCACCAATCAAATCAAAGACACTGTCAGGGCCTTCGAAAAGGCCACGGGCAACAAGAAGAAGGCCCTCGCGAAGCAACTCAAGGACGATATCGGTTACGCTAGGGCGTTCCGGTACGTCTATCAGGGCGAGCACGAACGCTACGAACGCGCAATGGCCCGACACGATCAGGCGTTGGCCAGATACAGCTTGATGCGACAGAAGCGCGAGGGGATCCAGGCGCGAGTCCGGCAACGGGCGCAGGACAAGGAAGCAAAGGCTCAGTTTCGGGAGGCTCAAAGACAGGAGCGTGAGGCGAAAAGGCGGGCTGAAGAGGCGGCCAAAGAGCTTCGACGTCAAAATCGACTCCGCGAACGCGAAGAGCGCGCGCACATCGAGGCAATGGCCAAGTCCCGCAGAGCAGTGTTCCGTGGCCTCAACCGGGTCTCCAGCGCCGCGAGTCCGTGGAGCGCCAGTCGCGGCGGACTCGCAGCTGCAATTGGCCTGGGCGGTGCCGTCATGGCAGGTCGATCGGTCATCTCGTCTGCAACGGATCTTGACCGGGCCGAGATGAACGCCCGCATCAACATGCAGGAGATCGACGCCCGCAAGCTCCGTGACGAATGGGTGCTTCCGAAAGCGGTCCAGCTTGGCGAGAGCCCTGCCAAGCTTATGACCGGAGCGGTTGAAGCGGCCAAGGCTGGCGTCCCAGAAAATCTGGCGGCGAAGACCTCCGAAATGATCACGGCGCTGTCGAAGGCGTTCGGAGTCAACGTCGATCAGTCGATGGAAGGCATGGGGTACGCCATTGCACAGGAAATCGGCGCCGGCAGAATGGGAGCCAACTCGATTGCTCCCATCCGCAAGCTCGGCAACATCACCGCCTATCTAGCGGCAAAAACGAACGCCAGGCCGGACCAGATGATCAGCTTCATGCGGACCGGCATGGGCTCTGGTGCTATGATGGGTATGAGCAAGGATGCCACGCTGGCGTTCGGTGCATCCGCCATCATGGCAGGTGCGCAAGGCTCTCAGGCCTCGCGTGCGCTTCAGCACTATAGCGAAAGGATCTCTGAGCTCACGACCCACGCGAAGGAAATCCAGCAGTCGGGTCATCGCAGTGCCAAGGACAGAGAGTTCCTGGCGATCCCCAGCAAACTTGGCTACGGCTCCTACAAGGATATCGAAGAGCGTGTCAGAAAGAGCCCTGACACCGAAGTCTTCAATCTGATCAAGTCGTTCGGCAGGATTGAGGATCCGATCAAGCGGATCCAGGGCATGGATCTGGTGTTCGGTCAAGAGTTCGGCCGAATCCTGGCCAACCTCATCTCGTCTCCTAAGATGATGGATGAGGCGATGCGGCTCGTGAAAGAAGCATCGTCGCAGACGGAAGAGAACGACTTCCTTAGCCACACGATGGATGAGTATGTAAAGAGCCTCGATTATTTTCTCGGGCGCGTTAAGGCCGTCTGGACGATCCTGAAGGATGAACTGGGCGACACGATGAAGCCGTTCATCGAGCAGTTCAGCGATTGGGTTTCTGACTGGTACAAAGCTGTAGGCACTGCCGGTCTAAAGCAGCGCTTCAGTGCGATCCTGAGCGGCCTGACCGAGGGGTTCCTTGGCAAGAAGGGAACGTTTCGCGAGTTGCTCGAATCGATGTTCGGCAAGCCCGGGGAGGGCAATAGCGGAACGATCGAGAACTTCAAGGCCTACGCCAAGGGCTTCGCCGAAGGCGTGAAGGACGTCTTCAGCGTTATCATGTCGACCGGCAAGGCAATTATGGGGATGTTCGGCAAGAACTCCTCCGATCCTGAAGCTGTCGGAAAATTTGTCGCGGAGATCATCGCGCTGGTAGGCGCGCTTGGACTTCTGTTTCCTGTCGTAGGCGTGCTCACCAGCTTGGCGGCTGGTATCACGACCATCGCTAGGGCATTGGGAACCATGTCGGCGGCGGGGTGGTTCGGTGGTGCTGCTGCGGGTGGAACTGCTGCAGGTGGAGCTGTTGCAGGTGGAGCGGGCGCACTCGGCTTCGCCGGCCGTTGGGGCTCGCGTCTCGCAAAAGGCGGCTCTCTTGCTCTCGGCTGGATGCTCGGCGAGAAGCTCTTCGGTCCCAACGGCGAGAACAGCTCATCGGTCCAGGCTCAGAAGAGCCTTCAGGATCTCTACCGGCAGGAGAGGGAGAAGAACGACAAGGACCGCGGCGCATTTCTGATCCAGAAGCACTTCAGAAAGTATCCAACGACGCCTCCGGCCGGCCTTGATCCGGAGCTTCTCCACCCGAGCGCCTACTATAGTGGCTCGACGGATTTCTCAGGACGGCGACGAGTGCGAAGTTCGGTCGATGACCTTGCTGAGCAGTTGAAGAAGTTCGGCGGAACAGTCGAGCGCGCCGCGTTCATCAGTTCGCCTATGACAAGCTTCTCCAGGCTCGGCACCGGCTCAAGCGGAGGTCTTGGCGGCGAAAGCGCAACGGCGTCCGTACCGTCTCCTCTGACGGCGGGCCGTCGCAGCGCTTACAGCGTGTTCCAGAGCATGCCAGGCAGCACGATCCCGGACTTCGGAGTAGGTCGGAGCGGCAGTATCATCCGCCACGGGGGCGGGGCAGGCGGCGCGATGAGGACGAACGTCCCTTCCATCGGAACGGGCCGTCCTGGAGGAGTGGCCGACTTGAGTGTCGGTCAGGGCTTACAGGGCTCCGCGTTCCTGGCGGCGCGTCGTTCTCGCTTTGGTGAGGAGATCAAGAACGATCCCACGTTGAAGACGCACTTGGCAGCCATGATGCTGACTGAAGGTACTCCCGGGCCGACCCTGGAGAGCCTGATGAACCGCGCGGACATGCAAGGCTGGTCGTTGCGAAAGGGTCTCGGCTACAACACTGACGGTAGGATCAACCCGAAGAGTTTCTACGGTCCCATCCGTCGCGGCGAGTTGCCCGCAGCTATCGCCAAGCTTAATGCCAACCCGAAACTCAAGGCGCGGTACTTCGCCGACATCGACCGGGCGCTGGCCGGTAGCCACCGGATCGGCGGCTTTACCGATCAGGGCTTGGCCTCCGATCCGAATGGATCGCTGCGCGGCGGTGCCGGTCGAGAGATCCTCAGGCTCGGGAAGAAGGGCGGCAACGAGTTCCTCGACTGGAATGGTCCTGGCTCCGCATGGGGGCGTGGCCACGCCGGTTCGGAGAACTATCGCCACTTCATCGATCAGCATATCCGCAACGAGTCTGCGACGAGAAACGTTCCTGCGGCAACGGACGCGATCAGGAACGTCCCTCCGCCGGCCGTATTGCCGGCTGGTGGCGCTGGTGCTGGCGATGCCCGTGTCCCTGGCAATGTCGCGATCCACATCAATGGCGCCCAGGACCCGAACGCGCTCGCAACCCTGGTCCAGCGTCGCATCGACGAGTCGATGAATTGGCGCGCGCACGACAGCGAGTCGGAGTACACTTAATAACTATCCCGGCCCTACGGGGCCGGGCTTCCCCCTTCAATCCAGATGAGAGGATTCCATGGCATCTGTGCTCATGGGTCTGGGTTCGCTCGACCCCAAACAGCCTGACAACCAGATCCTTTTCTACGTCCCATTTCCGAACCAGGACACGCCCGGCTTCGAGACGATGCAGAACGACGCGCAATACACCTGGGTCTCGAATGACCGTCTGTCGCGCGATCCTGCAATGCAATTCACCGGCCCCGGCGAGCAGAGCTTCACCGTCGAAGGCCGCATGTTCCCCTATCACTTCGGCGGTCTATCGACCATCCAACGCCTGCGAGACGCGGGCCGCGCCGGCAAGCCGCTCATTCTCGTCCGGTTCTATCCCCTCAAGGGGGAGCTGGATGCGAAGGAGAGTATCTCCCAGGCGGCGAGGGACGGAAAGGTTGGTTGGGGAGCCGAGAACCTCGGCAACGTGGTCATCAAGCGCGTTCGAACTGTCGAGTCGAGGATTGGTGCGATCGGTATCGCCCACAAGATCGACTTCACGCTCGAACTGACGCGCTACGGGGATGACTTGGTGTCTGTCACCCCTGGCGATTGGATCCCCGTCTGATGAGCACCTACATTACCAAGATGTTCGATCGACTCGACCGCATCTGCTACGACCGGTACGGGTCCAACAACAACCAGATCACTGAGTGGGCCATCGACCAGAACCCTGGCCTCGAGCTGTACGGGATCTTGCTCCCTCTCGGGATTACCATCAATCTTCCGGACCCACCGCGGACGATCACCGCG